GTGTCAGCTTTGCAACCTAGTGCTGATGGTGATACTTGCACAAGTGTCACCATCGACCGAATCTGGTGGCAATGCATAGGCATGAAAGTGCAATTACTGTTCGATGCTACCTCAGACGCCTTCATCATCGAACTAGGTGAAAATCAAAGTGGTGACCACGATTACAGCAGTTTCGGTGGCCTGACTAACAATGCTGGGTCCGGTAAAACTGGTGACATTAAGTTTACTACAGTGGGTGCTAGTTCAGCGGACACGTACACTGTGATCTTGTACATGAGGAAAGGCTTCGACTAATGGCAACGACCAAGGACGTGAAACGTTTGCCCTCTGGTCGTTTACAGTATCGGGGTGAAACTTTTTCTGGGTATAACCAGCCAAAAAGGACACCCGGTAAAAACAAGAAGTCTGCGGTCCTAGCCAAAAAAGGCAACGAGGTGAAGATTGTTCGGTTCGGCGATCCCGACATGACAATCAAGAAAAATCAGCCTGGTCGGCGCAAAAACTTTCGCGCTCGACACGGGTGTGACACAGCGAAAGCCAAAGATAAATTTACGGCACGGTATTGGAGTTGCGACGCATGGTGATTACGCGAGGCAGTATGCCAAGAGGATTGACGTATTACGCTAAAGGTGGCGGGGCGTCTAAGAAGAGCAAAGGCAGCAAAATTTGTCCCGAAGGCAAAGCTTGGGCCAAACGTACCTTTGATACTTATCCGTCCGCTTACGCGAACTTGGCAGCCAGCAAGTATTGTAAAGACCCAAATTACGCCAAAAAGGCAAAAGGTGGGAAGAGAAAGGGCCGATAATGGGCGAGCTTAAAAAATGGCTTGATCAGAAATGGGTCCGCATCAACACAGAAGGCGACATTGTTGGCGAGTGTGGCAGTTCTGAAAACAAGAAAAACCCAGACCGTTGTCTGCCA